CATCTTTCCCATTACATCGTCGCCCTTCCACCAGACTTCAGTCATCACGTGGCTAGCGTTCTTAAGCTCTACCACAGATGTATCTGGGTGGTCTAGCTCGCCGATGGCCCGTCCTTCTTTGACAAGTTTTTCATAAAGTTTTATTTCTCTCTCAAGAATTGGGCGAGGATAGATACGACCGTTGCCATTCTTCGCCTCGGCGCACTGGATCTTGCCAGCCACGATAAGATGAGTGCCCTGGCGATTACCTTCACGCTCGTCTTCGGTAAGAAGATCATGACTATAATCTAGACTCATAAACTCTTGTAATACATATTTCTTATTCATATTTTTTCTCCTTGGAATGCGGGCGTTACCCGCAAGATACTACTACCCCTGCAACAATTGGTTACGGGTCTTAGCATCCACTTTTGTGTCCACATCCCTTCTAGTTCGGTGTTCAAATTGAAATCCTCCGTCGCTGATGAGCATACATAACGCATAAGATGTTCCAGATGATAGGCAACCCAAGAGGAAAGCATTCACTAAAGAAACATCAAAGGTAAATAGTTCTGTAAATGGGTTTAGGAGGAGAAGAAGCAACCCTACCCAAAAACCAATGCACATTGGACAATGAAAAAAGTGATGATCAGGGCGCAACTGTTCCAGTAGTACGGAAAAAGTTATAATTTGAGTAAGACCGTAGGCACAGAGAATGTAAACTATAAAATCCATTTTAAAAAGGTCTCAATACAGGTACCCGTACCCAGCATAGGTATAGGGAGCCATAGCATCCCGTGCTCCTTGGGGTGTGTCCTGATAAGGGGGGATACTTCCGTACTCTGTGCTGTCTTCTTCGGTTGGGTCCACGAAATGGTCCTCTATGTTATCCTCATACTCGGTTGCGCCTTGCATCTGAGCCTGGGATTTTTGGAGATAGGATTCGATCTGTAGAAGAAGGGCTTGTAAAGGATCTACAGGACCCTCTGTTACATATTGGGCTTCTATAATTCCGAATCGGGGTCCACCCTGGGCGGCGTCGGCGTCGATCAAGCCGCCTTTAAATAAAGTGTACATAAAATCTCGTTGATAGTCGTAAATATCTTTCTCTGCCATAGGTTTGGGTAATGTCAAGACCTTGTTAGAGCCCGGAACTACTACGATATCCATATGAGCGTGGTCGCTTATAAGAATATTTCCTGATAGTGATTTTTTTGCCTGAAGCTCAACCTGAGCCTGGGGCGGGACTGGCTTATCCGTAGTGGAGAGTTTTATTTTAATTGTCATCTGTCTGATACTCGGCAACTAAATTTTGAAGTTTAAGAATCTTCAATAAGGACCCCTCTTCGATCTGGGGGATGTTAATAGATTCTATCTGTTCCAACAATCTTTTTGTGTTGGTAGCCATTTCAGGATCAGTACGAACTTCTTCTAGAGACAAAGAATTGGTTACGGATGCATGGACCCGGCTTAATTCTTCCGATAAATAAACTATAAAGTCGGCTCGGTTCTCACCCACTGCCAAAATATACTTACCGAGGAGTTCTTTTTGCTCAGGAAGTAAGTGCTGGTACTGTTTATTAAATCTCTCGGTATATTTCTTTACTACAAGAGAGTCAACATTTTCCAGATGGGGCACAGGTGTTTCCGTATCTTGAACTAGTCCAGATATAAGATGTTTTTCCATTAGAATTTTACGTTTAAGTGGGGTCTTGGGATTAAATATCTGGGAGATAGTCGCATATGACCGGTAATTTGGGACGAAGTTTGTATAGAGTTGCGGCGACAATTCCGAATTGATTTTTTTGATTAGCTGGGACTGCTCTTCAAAAACCTGCCCCTGATCCAGTTGCTCATACTTCTTCTTAGCCTGGAAGATTATTTTCTCAGCCGTGTATACATCTAGCCCATCAGTTTCAAGGAGTGCGCGATAACAGTCTAACTCCTTGCTCAGGACTTTGGTTGGTGCAAAGGTCTCCTTAAGGATAGACTTGATTACTGATACTTTAGAAGTATTACCATCTAGCATGCTCTTAGTCATCTCCTTTACGAGTGACTCAAAGAGGAATGCTGTGTTTCTTTTCTTATTGTGTTTCATCTCGGGTTTCCAATTGTTCAATCAGTTTTTTGATATCATTCTGGGTTTTAAACAACTCTTTCTCTTGTGTATCTATCCCCTCGCCGACAACTCCGTTAGCCAAGGGTCCCATTTCACCGCTCCACCCTTTAAATAGGTTTCTAGATGAAGAGGAAGCCAAATTGTTTCCAGCAGATGCGAGGTAGCTCCTTTTCCGGGCTCCCTGTTTCCATTTTGTGTCGGTCACGGGCTGATACCAATCATCCCGCTGTCCTGGCTCGGGTTCCGATAGTAGAGGACCTTCTTCTGTGTCCTCACCTGTTTCTTCAGCCGGCTCTTCCCCTCCCAAGTCCATGGGTTCAGCGTCCGTTTCGTCGCCGAGGGTATCGCCACCGCCAGTAGCGCCATCACCGGTCGGAACCGTCGCTACTGCTTCGAGGGCGGCTTGTAATTTGCTGTCGCCATACTGTTCTATCTGGATACGTTCTATCTCGTCATCTGAAAGTTTAAATATATTCTTATATACCCACCCCTTAGAGAAGAATCCGTCAGTAGCTGCACCGGCAATATCAAACTTGGTCCGGATGTGCTCTAGTTCTTGTAACTCCGCAATTTTAGAGGGGTTATTCAAACTAAGGGAAAAAGATACCAGATCCTTCTCGCGGAATCCCAGAGTGTAAAGGTGTATAATACACATTTTTTCCAACTCAGAGATAACAACTCGCTGATTGCGCTGGATAGTACGGGCGAATCGGATATCCTTTTGAGCCAAAGTAGTTTTATCTTCTACTGCGTCAGCCTGGGCTAAATACGCTTTGGGTACCTTAAGCGCCGAGAAGAGCTTATCTCGCAAGTACTCTACGTCTTCGATGTCGCCAGTGAACTGCCCGCCCGCCAAGGTATCTATCCGAGTATTGTTGGTGGATCCCCGTACGGGAATATAATAGTCCTCGTCGATGCTCATAGCGTTATAGCGTAGATCTACCCGTCCAGTATCTGCATCCACTATCTGGTTTCGTTTCATTTGAGTCTTGACTTGTTCCATATATTGTTCTACGTCTTCGGCCGGGATGTTTCCGACGTCAATATAAAAGACTCGGCGCTCGGGCGAGCGCACAATACGGTAAGCCATCATGGCATCTTCCAAAAGGGTAAGCTGTCGCCAAATCCGTCTTGCTGATTCAAGGACTGATGTTCCGTAGGGAACATATTTATCATTTCCTAAAAGACGGAAGTGAGAAACTTGCCAATTTTCAAATGTGACGCCCGTGTTTCCCTCGGCACCTTGCCAGAAGTATTGGATGTAATTAGGGTTAGTCGGGTCGGTGCCCTCTATCCTCTCAACTTCTCTTACAGGGAGCGGTATCACGTTGGTAATACCTAGTTTTTCATCTATATCCAAATAGAGATAATAATCTCCATACTTGCACATACTACGAGACCAGCCAAATAAGTTAGCGTCCACATTTAAGACACTATATAAGAAGGTATGTAAAATTTCTTTTATTTCTCGATTGTGGCAGTCTATCTGAACCATGGGGTTAAAGACGGTCGAGGTCGTAATTTCATCTGCATAGATATCCATGGCTGATGCGATCTCGGGCATATATTCCATTTGATCGAAGTCAGTATAACGTACCTGCTTATTACGTTGATTAAGGACTGCATTGTTCAAGTCCCCGAAGGGGTTGTAATACTCTTTTTTCTTAAATTCTCTGCCGGTGCTGCTCGTGAAGGTATATTTCTTGATATCCCTCGCCGTTCCCCGTGTAACTGCCGGAGAATCGTAGTGAACTATTGGGCCACTAAAAAGGCGGGTGAGCCGGCGGAATAAGCCGGACTCGCGATTTCGGGGGTTGTCATTACTGTTTGAATCTACCATTGTTTATCCCTTTATTATCCATGAAAGATCTTGGGTATTCCCTTGATTATCTTTAAAAGTTGGTCGTGCCGCTTGAGGCTGATGTCCATGTTGTCCTTCAATTTTTGAATTGAAAACGGTTTGGGTTGATGATATTCCAGAAAGAAGAGCACGTTTATAATCAACCTCCCTCTGGTTGGATGTCAGGGCAGTTGCCCTTACCCAACACCCAATGGCGGTTGCTATAACTAAATCATCGTTATAGCTCCGCATTGCTTGTGGACGTCCATTATGCCACACAAAAGTCTTTAATTCATTTGCTAACCTCGCTGAGTTAACAGTAATTAGTTTATTTCTAATGAATTCCTCCAACTTAGCGATAACAAGTGGACGAGTTTTCATAGACATCGTAAATCCTGCCACTCCGCCAATCGCTCCAGCCGTCAGTTCATCCACATACTCGTGTGTAGATCTTACACTAAAATATAAATTCTTATACTCCATGTCCTGAAGCCTACTGAGTACGCCAATACCTAAAGAATTATTTTCTATTACAAGTAGGGCATCGTTATACTCTGATGCCATGGAAAAAAGATGTGAGGCAAACATATCGGGGGTAATTTTCCCCTGGTATTCCGCCACTTGCACCATCGTCTGAATGT